TGGTCTGCTTCGTTCGTAATCTTTTCATCCGCGTATAATTTTCCCCAGAAATCCTCTTTGATGTAGACAATATAGCGCAATGCCATTTGATTCTTGATCAAAGCCTTTTTAAAGATAGGAATGGCATTCCCAAAGTCGTACCATCCGGAAACGAATACACTCCACCAATATGGTTTACTGTAATAGAATCGTCCGGGAGTCGCTATACGAATGTTATGGATGAAGCGGCGGTCTTTGACGATCTCTTTTGTTCCCTTTTCATTGGGAAGCAAACCCATTCGTGTCTTTAAATCCCGCAAAGGTGCCTGGCGGTCCAGTAGTGGCGTCGCAATTACATCATCCGGCATACCTTCATGCCATTTGGCTGAGTAACCATGATATTCACTCTTGCCGGTCCTCTCATCGATTACGCTAATACGTGAACAGGTTGCTTCCTTTGCCTTTACTTGTACCAGTCTGGGCCGAGTGTCCTGATTAAAAATATATTCGACGTATGCATCGTAGAAGATCACTAAATCATTCGCTATCTCCATCCGGATAAATGGTATGTCATTGTTTTCTATAAAATCGAATATATCCGGGTATTCTTCGGGCAAGACTTCTTCTTTGATGATTTTTCGGGTTTCCTTATCCCGGTATTTACGATATACGAGGACACTATCTCCATATACTACCTTGTTTTTAAATTCCACATTGCTGCCGACAGTTACGTTTGCCCCGATCTTCTTCATAATGTCATACATCATGTTGTTGTTCCGCCCTCTGGGAACAAACTTAATTGGAGCCGCTTTCCCTTTGGGGACTACTTCAACGGTAGAGGTCTCCCGGTCAGTTGTGATATCGCTATTATCACTGAACTTTATGATTCCTTTTCCGCCTTTGGTGACTGCATAAGTTTCATATCCTTTTTGAAATAATTGGGGCTCAGGTTGTTTCTTCTTCATTAGAAATAAACTTTGATGTTATTAAATCGTGTAATCAGACATCTCCGGATTTTCCTGGGAGCATACTCACCTATTTGAAGTATGTTGACAGTGCTTCCGCTACTATGAAATGAACTAAGTACCGCACGCTCGTAAGTAATGAGTTCACCGGTACTTTTTTTGCAAAATTCAATGGAGAACTCAATGGGTTTACCCTCTTTCCGTTGCTCCATAAGTTCCCAGACTTTACTTTGATGTATTCTGTCGCTTGGCATAATACGATAGTGCTATGATGATAAAAAGCAAAGGTATCCCGATGCTGAGGCCGTTTCTTATGCCATCATCCGTACCGGTTGCTACTTTGCTATCTTTCCTGGTCTCTGTCCCGGATTCCCTTTGTATGGTTTGACCGGATACCTCTCTCTTTGAAGAGCTGTTCGAAGAGTGTACAGTGTCATTACTTTCCTGCGTGGTTTTACTCTGTTTTTCGCTCCCTTCAATCCCGATACCCGATAGCGGGGGTAGGCCTGTTGTGGGATCGGGTGTTTGTGCCGTGTCAAAATGGTACGTGATCTTCCAGGATGAACCGTGTTCGTCTTTAGTGGTTTTGACTTGTGAGGCAATGGTTTCGGTACCGGTATTGAGTTCATTGTAATTATGCTGAAAAGTTCCATTCTCTTTGAATTGATTAGAATGTAGAGAAGAAGAACGACAAGCACACAGCAGTATACCAACTGAAATGCAAGCAAAATAAATGATAAGGTGTACATGATGTTTCATTGTTTACGGTTTTGGCAAATTAAATCGGTACATTTCATGGTTTTTAGCTCTGTTATCAAACGATTGTTTTCGTTGATTTTCAAATCCATAGTCTCAATACGTTTGGATAATGTTTCAACTTTATTTTCCCAGCGTGCCTCACTATCTTCTTTATCCTGTTTGAGTGAGTTGATGTAACTTCTTTGATCGGTGATCATTTCCTGGTAGACATCCTGCATCGCTTTCATTGCGTCAGCTTCTGCACGTTTCTTGGTGTATTTGATAGTGACAAATGCTGTGGCGGTTCCGACTAAACCGCCGCCGAAGAGAAAGACCATGATATAATTTAGAATCTCATTCATCGCTTTTTTATTGCAAATGTATTGTGTACAAGCGCTTACGTAAAGGACAGAAAAACGGCACAATGTGCCGGAGCGGTATCGCATGTGCGATGATTTTTGAGGAGGGGGGCAGCATATAAGAGAGAAAAAAAAGTTTGAGGCGAAACTTTTTCCGAGGGCGGTGCGTGGTCTTCCGACGGATAAAGGGGAAATTTTTCCCCTTTAAGACCCTTTTTTCTTTGTGAATCAGTATTTTATTTTTTTTGCCGTGGGAATCTTCTGAGATTTAAAATTGCGTTAACATAAATTATAGGTTTACGCTTTTTCTTCCCAAAAGTATCTCTTTGTTAACCCAATGCGGGTTGATTTTTGAAAAAATGATTCGGATGTCGGAAAAATAATTTTGAGACAAGAGAGCAAACGTCTGTATGTGATGTGTGATATTTATTTGTGGCATGCATTTAATGCACTGTTTTACAGGTGTTTATGTTTTTGTGTATGAAAAAAAAGTGTTATATTTGTAATGTAATCAAAAGGGGATAGGGTTGCACTCCTATCACTTAAATGTTTAATTTTTAACGTAAAACAAAATGAAAAATGTATCGAGCGCAAAAAGCGCAGAGGCTAAAGCCGTAGTGTTAAGTAATGTAGCTAATAAGAAGAATGAAACAGCCCCTCTAATTGTGCTGCCATCCCTTCCAACCGAAGAAGAAACGAAAGAACAGGTTTCGGCCAAAGTTGAAACTCCCGTTCAAACTTCCAAGAAAGAGAGTTCTTCCGTAGTAGCCGCACCCAATAAGCGTCTAAGTATTGATGAACTGACCGATAAGGCGGAGCGTGTTTATCTGCTCCGTCAGAAATATCAAGAAGTGAGAGAAAAGCGGAAACAGCTTGAAAGCTTTACTATCTCACATGATAAAAATAATGCCCAACTTACTTTGGTAGACGCAAAAGGGCTTTCCATTTCTACAAGTAATCCCGTTGCAATTGGTAAGTTGCTATCTGATTGGATGTTAGATTTAAATAATCACTTGGCGAAAACCGAAGAAGAAATTCGTTCAGAATTGGAACGGCTAAATTAAAACAAAATCCCCCTACATCGTTGCACCGATGAAGGGGGAACAAAATCAAACCGAAGTTTAATTTTTAACGTACTGCAAAGATGGAAAATATTTTTGATTCTGCAAAAACAATTCAAGAAAAACGCACAATATTAAAAGGTTTATCAAAGCCGCTTCAAATTTTGGTGAAAGAGGCTGCTATTCCTACGGTAAACGATGGACTGAAAGCGATATACGCACAGTCTGGTCATACCGAACTTAAAACGCTGAAACAGTGGAATAAGGAGGGCAGGAGTATTAAAAAAGGTTCCCATGCCTTATGCCTTTGGGGTGCACCTAAGAAAGTAGAGACGACCCAAGTAGAAGAAGCACAGGGAGAAGATAATGACCCAATGAATTTCTATCCGATTTGTTTTGTATTCTCAAATTTGCAGGTATATGAAAAACAATGATTTAACTACTTATGGGGAGTATTTGGAAAAGCTATCCCCAAAACACGGACGGGAAAAGGTATTTAATGACTTTCTGCAAATAGTCGTTTGTTGTCTCTCAATGGGACGTAAGGAAGAACTTTATTTCAAAACGATAAAGCCCTATGACAAAACAGAACTGGATTTGTTTTCACAGGCTTTTGCCGCACTTGTTATGCAGATGGACAGGCAACCACTGGTAGACCCGTTCGGAGACTATTTTCAAGAGTTTTTAAGCAACGCCCAAAACGGGCAGTTTTTTACACCGTTTGGGGTATGTGAATTAATGAACCAATTGATAACAGCTCCTAAAGTAAGTGATCAGCCTAAACAGGGAGATCGGAGGGTATTGGACCCTGCATGCGGTAGCGGAAGACTCCTTTTATCAGCAGCCCAAAAGGATAGAGCATTGACTTTTGTCGGGATTGATATCTCATATACCTGCTGTCTCATGACTATCATTAATTTGTGTCTGAACAGCTTAAACGGGGAAGTATTGCACATGAATGCCTTGACGGATCAATATTGGCATCGTTGGTTGATTATCGTTGATAGTGTAACCAAGATACCGACCGTTTATGAAGTGGAAGCCGGAATAATAAACCAACCGCCTGCATGTGCGGATGATTTAAAGCCTTTACCGGTGACAGGGATCATACAGCCGGTAAAAAACATGATTCCCGCCAATTTTGTACGTTATACCCCTAAATGTTAGCAATATGGAGAAAGTTTTGCAATGTGTCAGACTTCCGCAAAATGGTAAAGGCACAATCGGGTTTAATTTGAAAGGAGAGTATTTAAAAAAATACGGTTTCCAGTTAGGAGATAAAGTAAAGGTAGAAATCAGCAAAAATAAGATTGTTTTATTTAAGACGGGTAATGTGCTGGAATGATTGAAAAAGTGGCACAGCGGGCAGCAAAAGCACTCTGACAGACCTTGAGAGAGGGGGAGAATGCTTTTGCGTCGCCCGGCTGCGCCGGGGTGAAGCGGAGTCCGCCGATTACTCTTTTGGCAGAGGGGGCGGGATTTTAAACGCCTGAAATGGCGGTTGTTTGACGTAATTTTAGCAATTACGAAAAGCGGTATTTTATTTCCGATTGAGGAAAAATATTCCTCCGGTGCCGGTTCCCGGACGTGTGAAGTAGAAATTCATACCGAGCCATAATGTGTCGAAGGCATCCGTAACATGGGTTTTGTATTGATCCGGATTGTCCGGAGTATCGTCAGTACCTTCCGGAGCTTTGTCCTTCTCAAAACCGTTTTTACCCTGCTTAATACCGGTTTGCTCCATGGCGATCTTGAGGAACTCGTTTTGATAGAGATTGAAACGAATCCACAGGAATTGCGGATCACCTTTCAATGCGAGATCGATATTGAGGTGTTTCCATTCATGTTTGGGTGCCTGTCCGACATATACCATTGCAGGAGTGTACCGGTTCTCTTTGAATACACGTTCAATGATATCCGCATAGGTTTCTGTTGTGGAGCCCGACTCCCAGGTAAAAGTATGATCATAGTAGACGACTACATCGTGATTGAGCTTGGGACGGTAATAGTCAGCTATCTGTTGTACCAGGTCTCCGAGTTTGGATGGGGTTTTGACATAGAACGATTTGATGATTTTCATCGTATTCCCGTCCAGTTGTGCCACTACCGCTGTCGAGATTGACGCATTGGAGTCGAATGCAATATGCAGTTCTTTGTCAAAATCAAGGTCACCGTCTCCCAGGCAGCCGCAGGAACTCAGTTGCTTCCAATTACTTCCAAGATTCTTCAGCCTTCCGTTATCAGCCGGCTGATAGAAATGTATGCGGTCGTCCAGGGCACTGTAAAAGCCATTGGGAACTTTCATCAGCCGTTCGTTCAGGAAGGCGGTACGCCATACCAACGGGGGAGAATCACGTTGCATCTGCCAAATGAAGTCTTCTCCCAGGACCTCAAGGTTATCAAAGACATCATATTCACCATAAAATACAGTGTATTCCCGTTTTTTCTTATCATTGGGTTTGAGTGCAGGCTGAAACTTCCGGGCTATGTCAAGATCACGTTGAAGTTCCCGGATCATCCGCATGGTGTGTTCGGTCAGCGGTTTACGTTTGTAATCCTGAAGTTCTTTATACAGGTTGCGAATGAGTTGGATATGTGGGGGCTGCATCTCTTCCTGTTTGTCGAGAATCCAACGTCCCATGGATGATCCGGGCATGTCCGTTGAGTAACATACGCTGTGATGGTGAGGACAGTGCCCGAAATATTGCCGGTTTCCCCTGTTGGCCGGATTGACCTCGTTCTTTATCTTGTCATAGGAAAGGAACTTTGCCTCCGGCCCTATCACCCAGTCAAGCGACATGGAGTTTGCGGACATCCCTTGATTAAAGGAAAGAATAACCATAACCGTGCCATTCCAGAAATGGAAAGCATTACTCCATCCGTCTCCGAGTACCGGACGGACAGGCTTGGCAAAGCCCATGGAAGGTGGTGCTTTATGGCCAACGACATAATGGATATTTTGAATGTATCCCCATTCGGCGAGTGCTTTACAGATAGCCGGAAGGGTATTCCCCCATGCCTTGGCGTAACTGGGAGAGATCATTCCACCCAATGAACCGGGCATTTCCCAGACGTTTCTGAGAATGAAGCGGGCGTCAATACCTTCTGACTTACCGGTACCGCGCGATGCAACGATGTATTCGTCATGTGCGGCAATAGCCATTGCCTGGCGTTGCATTTTGTTGAAGAACTTCCGTATCACATTGGCCTGTTTCATCCGGAGTTCGTACGCCGATGGTATGGGAGAGGCTTGGGCTGTCATTCTTCAATATCCTCCTCTTCAATGGTTTGAATATCTGTCGCCTGTTTGGTCAACATATCTTTGCATAAGCTGCGGAGTTCCTGGCGGCGTTGCTCCAGATTGTCTATCACTTCAATACCCTCAAGTGTCGTCACATCGTCAGAAGGTTCAAAAGATGGGGGAATAAGCTGACTGAAGTCGAATGCGTCATCGTCTTTGTCGGAACGGGTGTATTTACCTATCTTGTCGAGAGCGGCGGCAGCTCCTTTAGCATCTCCGTTGTCGATAGCGAGTTGAAATGCCTTCTTTCCTCCTTCTACGATCATGTAGCGATACCAGGATTTGGCCGCTAACTGGATGTTACCGACCAGCCGGTTGATCATACCGATATCGCGATAGGCCTGTGACTGGGAAACAGGTTCCGCTTGCCCTCCACATCCGTGCATGAGAAAAGTAACGAGTTCCTGGTCCTCAATTAATGGGCTTTCCATTTTCTTACTAACACAAAGCATCATCCGATTCTTTATTTCCATCTCCTTTGGTGATAACTGGAGAGCGGATTCACCCCGATCTTTGAACAGGGAGCGTTCGATGCGGTCGTAGGTTGTGTCTTTTTTCGGCATAATTTAGTCGTTGATGATTTGTTCTTTCATGTATTTATCAGCAAGTGGCTCGGCCGCCGGACTTCCGGCCTTGGCTAACTTGATCACAGTTTTTCGGAGTTCGAATTTTGTTTGCAGGCGTCCCTGATGGTATGCTTCGTAGATAGGAGAATGATGATGATTTTTGCAAATATCACAGAAGTAGCTGCGTTCACCGGCAGGCAGCGAAATTAGAATGGCGATTTCTGCCGGAGGCAACAAAGCTGCGGCCATCTCTCTGATTTGTTGCAAGGTTTCATCTGATAACTCCATTTCTATTCTAATATTTCGTAACTGATTGCTTGATTATATGCCTGCTCGAACATTTCCGAGAAGTAATTGAAATGCTTTCCGGAAGTGAAATAGAAGCCATTTTCCCAGCGGTGATTCTGGTTCAGGTTCGCGGAACCGGCAATACCGAACTGATATTTGTCATTTTCCACCAATAACACTTTTGCATGACAGGAGTCAATCCGTATGCGTGGTGTGATGTTGGAGGCAAACAGTAACAAGTCAAGCTTGTGCCGTTTTACCGTCGTATCGAGCAGGAGGGTCAGACCTGTAATTTTTTTATCATCGGCTAGGAAGAAGAGAGGGCGTAAACTGTCCTCTGAGATACTGAATGTAGCGATCCTTATATCCGCCGGTCCGATTTCAGATAAAAGAGAGGGCAACACTTCATGTATTGCCCAGTCTCCTTTGTGCATGAACGGTTCGATAGAACCGGGACACAAAGCCAAAGGAAAGTTATCCTGAAACCTTTTCACCTTGTTCTGCCGATAATTCTGCCGTTAAAGTGGCTAATTCAGTTTCGTATTTAGCAATCCGGTCGAGTGCGTTCTGCAGAACAGCCTGCTTTCCCTCTTTCCCGGCCCTTTCTGCGGCTGTTTTGCTGTTCGTAATGTTCTGCTTCAGACGTTTGATCTGACGGGCTATTTCGAAGCCTCTGACCACTGCATTTTCACTATACTCAGGACGTTTAGCATCAAGCTCTAAGGTTGCCTGTTTGCCTTCTGCGTAATCGTCAATCTGTTTCCAAAGTTTGCGACGTTCGTCGTCCAACTTGCAGAGTTCTTCTGCGAGGGGGTGACGTTCCTCTGCCGGGATATCCGGATTCGCAATATCATTATGGAGACTGGCGTACAGGGGAGCGATCTCTTTGATACGGGCGTATGCTTTACGTAAGGCAGGAGTGAGGGATTCTTCTGTTACGATCTTGACACCCGGAGTGTTCAAGGCATCCAGTTCGCCCCGGATAGCGGAGAGCTCTTTCATTTTCTCCTCGAACTCTTCATTTAAAGCTGAGAGTTCGTCAGCATGATTTTCCGTGTCACTCTCAAGTTCGCTGATACGGTTATGCAGTCCGTCGATCTCCTCTTGGAGTCGGTCGATTGCCTCTTTCCGGATATCGGTTTCTTGAGTCCGTTGTTCGTCATTCAGTGTTTGAACGATCAGGATCTCTTCAAATGCAGCCGGGTAAACAGAAGGAGCATCTTTTATTTCCCTGGCTATTTTAGTCAGTATATTGACTAATTGTGTAAAGTGGGGATCGAAAATGTGAGGATTCTCCGGTGCCTGGGAAAGATAGTTCCCATAGCTGCTCTTGGTGTTTGCCTTTGCTAAAGCGTTAAAGAGTTCCATACCGTCAGCGTACCTACGCTGACGGTTTGACAACCATTTTTCTAACTGTTCGTTTCTTGTCATAAAATATATGTATTATGTTAACCTCCGGGACTTGGAGCCGGTTTTAGGCCTGCAATGACTTCCATGTCGATTGGTGTCCCTAAAACAACAGCCGATTCATTTGCGTCACAAGTGGCTGTATAGGCAGTTCCCCGCTGATCGGCGGCGAGCTTACCACCATCAAAGGAGGGTGATACATCGGCATACATGCCCGGTTTACCCATCAGGAATTGTTGGCCATCGGAATCTTCGAAGACGAAGTACCCCGGAGTGTTCTTGACAAGTGTACTGAAAGCATGCATTCCCGGAGTATTGCCGGGAAAGAAAAACTCTAAAGTCTGCTTAAAAGATTTTCCGTCCGTTTCGCCTTGAATTTCCGCTTTATAACCTACTTTCCCTTTTGTGGAATACAAGTAAATCGGCTGAGTGTAGGTTCCGCCGCTTGGAAAAGTGAATGATCCTGAAGCGGTAATCAGGTCCTCATTCGTAGTAGGCTTTGCCGGAATCATTGGTACGGTTGAAGGAGCGTCATACGGAATAAAGAGCAGCCGTCCTTTATAACCTCCCATGTTGTTTTGCCCGATATTCCATTTTAACGGGGCAAATGCCGGACCGGCAGCCAGAACGGTTAAACCGTCTGATGCCAGAAGATGATGGCTGATCCAGTTTCCGGTATCCGGAATGGTCGCTTGTACTTCCGGAAACAAGAACAGGCAGCAGATAAGCAGGCATGAAATGCAAAGAATAAATCGTTTCATAATCAGGTAATTGTTTAGTTTATGTAGGGGAAGGTAAGACTCCCTTCCCCGGATTAGTTAAGTATAGGCTCCGGTAGCGGTGGCTACTTCACCGGCAACAACTGTAACCTGTGTATTTGCCGGTTTGGTCTTGCCATCGGCATCAGTGAACTCGATGGTGTATTTTCCCGGAGGAAGTCCAATGATGCATTGGCCGTTACCGCGTTTGGCAACTTTTCCCTGGATACTCCATTGGCCTTTGTCGGTGCCGGTGATGGCTACCTGCACTCCACCGGTTTTACAATAGTCACCGGCCAGATCGAGAGATTCGTTCTTCTGCTCGTTACAGCGGAAGACTTTCTCATGCCAGTCATTGATACGTGTATCGTATCCTGCCTGCAACCAGAACTGCCATTCGTTCGGGTCCTCGTAAATATCACGTATCTGGCAGAATTTAGAAGCCGCTTGAGTATTGAACGCCACGTCTATGTTACCAACTTTCTGAAGGGTCAGCCGGGAACCTTGGCCCAAAGCTTCGTGGGAGGAGACAATCAGGTTCGGACACATGGCGTCTTCCCGCAAGAGTTCAAGCATGCGTTGCATGGAAGGATATTCCTGCATGCGTAACTTATTACGTAATGCTGAACGGGCAGCTTTCAAAACGGTTTCAGCACACAAAAGCTGTGGTACACCGCCTATTGAAGAACGAAGGTAAGTGTTTGCGCCTCCGATCCATTCCACCAGATTCTCGTAAGCTGTATAATCTGTATCTGACGTTGGTGCGGCAAACTCTCCGGAAATAGCGAAATTACCACGGGCCGCATTTACATCGCCACGAGTGATCAGCATATCCATCTTGGTATAAATACCATCGAAAGCCCCGCCGGGTGAGTTGGAATCTTCATCCCGTTCGGCAGAGAACAGGCTATATACGATATCTTCCAGATGCGAACGTACCAGGGTAAATGCAACCTTGGTTTCCATCGGATGTTTTTTCGTAGTGTTGCTTACCGGAGTGCCACCGATGATCAGCAGTTCGTTATCATCGTACTTCTGTGAGTTTTCTTTGGTGATGCAGACAACATCTTTCGGCTCGATGACTGAGGGTTCGTAACCTAAGAGTTTATCGACCAGTCCGAAGTTCTTTCCGATTTTATACGATTGCGTACCACCGGCACGACGACGCTCGTTGATACGTGCGTGTTTGCCTTGCAGGTCCATAACATTCAGCTTTAGTAGGTTTGCCACTTCGGTGAGGGTGGCAAACGGCAGCGCACGAAGTGCCTGGTCATAAATGACCAGTGCTTCGTTCAGTTTAGAGACGTCAATTAGTTTATTTGCAGCCATTTGAATAGACTTTTTAATAGTTAAAGTTTAGGTTATTAATACAGGCCCTCAGCTTTTAATTTCTCGGTGATAGCTTGATAGTTTCCTGCGTTCTGGTCACAGAAAGCAGATAACTCTTCCTGGGTTCCGCTACCTTCAGGCTCTTGTTCAGGAGTCAGACCGGCATGCCCCGGTGTAGGACCGTTCTTCAGATTCTTCACTTGCTCTTCAAGTTGGGTGATTTTAGAATCCTTCTCAGTGATAGAGTTCTTGAGAGTACTGATCTCGTTATCCTTGCCGGATGTAGAACCGTTCAGCTCTGTAATTTTTGCGTTGGCAGAGTTAAGTTTCTCTTCAATATCGGTCTTAGCCTGTACAAGAGTAGCGTTCTCTGTCTTTAATCGTTCCATTTCAGCATGGATAGAGTCCAGGTTTTCAGCAGACAGTTCGGTGGTTTCCGCTTTATCTTTTGAAATTCCCAGGAAAGAGAGGAAGCCGGTCCATGATGGTTTGTAATTCATTGCCTTTTCTTTT